GAGAGGATCTTTTTATTGGTTCCCTTGTTCTTCAACATCTTACGAAATGCCCTACCAATTTGAACATCCGAAGCTTCTTCTTCAACTTCAAACTCAGAATTCTTAGAAAGATTAGTTGAAGAGATTGCATAAAGAGCATCATATCCAAATCCATTGAACTCAGTGGATTTTTCTTTTTTCCATTTATCAAGAACTTTTGCATACTTTTGAGATTCATCGTAGAAATTACGACGACAGAAAGAGTTGAACTCATAACCAGAAAGAATACGGAATCCAATCAGATTAACTTCAGGGAAGTTATGTTTGACATTCTCAAGAAGAATTGTTGTCATACAATCATTCTGATTGTTCCAATTGAAATTACGATAAACGTGGCCAGTTTTACGATCTCGAAGAGCAGTATTATGCCCACAACGATTTTGCCCAAGATAAGGGCTGGTTACATCAAGTTGAATATCAAAAGCCATACCATTTGCTTCACCATCAGTCAAAAGAACCACATTTACTTTTTGAACTTTGTTTTGATTCTTAAACTGAGGAATAATCTTATGAAGACAAATGATTGATTCATTCAAAGGAGTTCCACTCAGTTCAAGCCCAAGAGGAATATTGTAACTTGCATGACTAATTCGCTCATGACGATATGCAAGTCTCCAGATATTTTGAAGATGATTTTCAAGTTCCCGAGAATTGCACTTGGAAGAGAAGAAGTTTAGAAGATGAAAATACTTATGAATGGAAATTGTTCCATTCTTAGGATCATATTTTTTAGGAACTCCATCCAATTCAGGATTAATAATATAATCTGAGAAGTCATAAGTGAAAGCATAGACTTCAAAAGGAATTTGAACTTTCTTACAGAACCACACAAGGTTGAAAAGTTGTTTGACGGTATCGAGAAGGTAATCACCCATCGATCCACTCCAATCAAGAATAAAGATCAATCCATGATTCTTACCATCAGGAATCACAGAAACTTTACGAAACAAATCTTCGTTATATTTAAAGGTATGAAGTTTACTCGTATCAAGAACCCCAGTGCGAGAAGTCGAAGAACGAGCATAAGAATCAGCTGACTTCTTACATTCAAATTCTTTTACCAGATAGTTGACTTCTTTCTGAGCAGAAGTCTTGTATTGACGATACTCAGCGTCAACTTGTTCAAAAGGATTTGGCCAGTATTTGGCATCCCTCTCAACGAGAAAATCGTTCCAAGATTTGTTGATGTGTTTGTGAAGATCCTCATAACCAATAATCACATCGTCAATGTGAACATTAGGAACTTCCACATATTTGGTTTCGTGGCCAAAGGTTCCACCATTCAGTTCTTTCAATTCTTCATCAAAAGAACGTTGAGTTTTAGAGATTTCTTCATTAGTAGAACCACCAGCAGTGCCGCCATAAGAAGAATCATCGCTACCGTGATCAGACTCATCAGAATCGGTAGAAGATGATTTAGAATCAGATTGATCACTATTTGCGTATTGCTCTTCAGACTCGCCCTCAGGGGTGCCAGAACCGCCCTGAGGCGCTTCAGGAGTCTCAAGTTGAGCCGAATCCTTTTTATTGTTTTTAATATATTCCATAAGTTTACGGCACACACTCAGAACATCTTCAAAGGTTTCAACCTTCTCAGTCATTTCAACAAACTGATATTCTTGTTCATTGAACGGAACACGAGCATATGCACCAATCTTGAAATGAAGATTGATACGATCAATCAAAGAAAAAGTATTCAGATCTTTATCTTGAATAGAGAAGAAATCATCATCATTCAGTTCGTTGTAACCTTTATAGAAAGACTTTGCAAGCCCAGGATACTTACGCTTCATCAGTTTCTCGATGCGAGCATCCTCAATCACATTCACATAATCCTTAGGAATCTCATTCAGGAAATCCCACTCATCACTAGGAGTATAAAGAGCGTGCCCAACTTCATGCCCCACGAGCATATCATAAACAGTTGCAGATGCTTTCTCCCACAGAGGAAGAACCAGAACACGATTCAGAACATCAAAAGATGCAGTCGAAACTTTCTTGTGTTCAACAATCAGGTTCTCAGTTGCAAGAAGACGAGCGAGACTACCTTTGACTTCGTGATTGATGGGCATAACTTTCTTTGCGTATGAAAATACTATACGACAAAAAACCCCACCTTAAGGCGGGGTTGTGACGGTTTGATTACTGTCTGAGTTTGGAGAACCCTTTGACTTTTTCAAACTTTAACACATGTTCAAACTTATCATTCAAGTCAGACTTATGAGAGATCACGAAGATATTAGCATCTTTAATGATGTATCTGATAATCTTGAGGAACTCATCGGTGCCGAATCCATCAAGAGAAGAATCAAACACTTCATCCATAATCAACAAATTAGTATTGACTGAATTCTTGATTCTGGCAACCTCCCTCCAAGTGAATAGAAGAGACAAGTCTACTCTCATCTTTTCACCTTCAGAGAAAGATGCATAAGAGAAGTTCTCATGGAGAGGAGATTTAATTGACTCGTTAAACTCTTCATCCAATTGAAAGTTAATATAGAAATCCATCATCTGCAAATAACGATTTACCTGTTGATTGATCAAAGGTAGATAGTTTTTGATGATTTTAGATTTTACTCCCCCATCTTTCAGGAGGGAGTAAATGAAATCGTGATAGGCGATTTGTTCTTTTTTAGTTGAGAGATCTTTAATTTTATCTTGGAGATCTTTTTGAAAAAGCTTTAACTTCTCATGCTCAGAATTTCTGTTCTGTAATTGTTCGGTAATTGTTTGAACTTCAGATTCAAGATCCCTGATTTGTCTCTGACATCCAGAGATCTTAGTATTGTTTTGAGAAATCTCATGTGTTAGTGAAGTAATCTCCTTACTGAGTGAATTGAATTGGCGCTCTCGCTGTTCTTCCTCTTTAATAGTTTCTTCAAGATCTTTTAAACCTTGATTCAACTCTTCTGTTTTATTTTGAGCGTCTGCAATTTTATTTAGACGAAACTCATCTTCAATCGACTGTGTGCAAGTAGGGCATACCGTATTCTCTTGAAAGAACTTATAATCTTTTGTAATCGTTGATATCTTTTGAGAGATCTTTCCTTTCAAATTATTGAGTTTTACCAACTTACTTGCATCAGTAATCAGTTGTTCTTGAAGAGTGGTTTTCTCAGAAAGAGAAGACTCAACAGTTGAATTATGAGTCATGTAATCGCCAATTTCTGCATCTAACTTGGCGATCTTTCCTTTGTTGGCGTTTATCTTGGTGTTTCCACTGTTTTCCAATTCAGTAATAAAGTTCTTTTGCATTGCGATCTTTTCTTGAATTAGATTCTTATTTGACTCAAGAGTTCTTACTTCTTCATTGAATGAACGAATGCGATCTTTTACGATTCCATTCATGGAAGAGAATACTTTGATATCCAAAAGATCTTCAATCACTTCCCTACGATGAGCAGCAGGAAGTTGCATGAATGGAACAAATGTGCTACTACCGAGAACAACAATCTGAGTGAAAGACTTATAGTTCAATTTGAGAATGTTCTGTTCCAGATTACGTTGATCATCTTTTGCATCAGAACTTTGAGACAACATTTGCCCATTGCGATAGATCTCAAAGATGTTTGGTTTCATTCCACGACGAATCAACCAATCAACTGAGGCTGTGGAAAACTCAATTTCCACAAGGCAATCTTTTTCGTTCTGTGAATTTAAAAGTTGGGGTTTATTAATCCTACGAAATGGTTTGTTAAACAAAACAAAGGTAAGAGCATCAAGAACCGTTGATTTGCCAGCACCGTTTGTTCCAACAATCAGAGTTGTTGCATGATCAGTAAAAATGATCTCAGTAAACTGGTTGCCAGTTGAAAGGAAATTCTTCCAGCGGATTTTCTTAAAGATCATTATCTCTCGGGGGTATCACAAGATCGTTTTCGTCTATTATAACATAGTTGTATTTGTTTTCCTCACAGATCTTAATGGTTGGTTCTTCATCAACCTCAATAACTGCAAGTGGTGGAAAGTCATCAGCTTCTAGAAGGCCAGCAAATCTCATTGCATCATCTTCTTCTTTGAAGAGATATAAGATACGATCACCATCTCCATCTTCAACAGCGTATAATCCTTCTTCTTCTCTACCTTCTAAAGCTAAAACAAACATTATTCTACTTCACAAGCTTCCTTATATATTGAACCGATTAGTTTCTTTACGATTGATTTATTCAATTGAACTTCACTATCATCAATATATCGACTGAGAATTGACATAGTATCTTCATTTTCAGAAGCTTCGAACTCAACGTTATCATTTAGATCGTAGTTTTCTACAACCTTGATATCTAAGGTATTGACTTTAGATAGTTTGTCAAGGAAAGTTTCAAACTGTTTGTCATTTGTTTTCTTCTTAACAATGACTTTTACAAACTTATTTTCATATTCAGAATAGTTAAAAATCTGATGAGGTGTATCAGAATACTGAATTTTTTTATAAATTGAAAATGGATTATTGATATGAGAATGTTCTAGAGTTTCGGTATCAAAAATTGTAAACCCACGACTATCATCTACATCATTCCAGTAGATCTCATATGGATTTCCAAGATAGAAGATTTTACCATCACTTGAACGAGTATGGAAATGCCCAGAGAAAACTTTAGTGAACTTATTAAAGATTGACTTGTCATCTCCATGATCCATTATGAATCCACGGTAAGGAGAAAACCCAGTCAATTCCAAATGTCCCATTGCAATTTGAGCATTTGTTTTTGCAATCATTTGTAATGTATGATCACGGTTCTCTTGATTGATCCATGGAATAAACAGAACTTTTCTATCATCAATCATCACTTCTGAAGCTTCAGAAATTACATTGACATTCTGATATTCACGCAGTAGAAGTTCAACACCACTTACATCATTTGTGTTTTTGTAGTAAGCAGTATGATTACCAACAATGGTATGAACTTTACATCCCATCTCTTGAAGACGATCATAGTAATTCTCCTGAGCCCATTTCAAAGCCCAAAAGTCAACTGACTTACGATTATCAAAAGTATCACCCATATCAATGACTGTGGTGATACCTTCTTTTTCTAAAGTTGGAAAAAATACTTCATTATAAAATTTAAGAAAAAAATCATGAAATACTTTCGATCCCTTTCGAGCACCAAAGTGCTGATCGGTAATAATTGCAACCTTCATATCAATAGTTGTTCAATCTATATTGAATATTATTTTTGATTGTGTTGAGATCTGAATTACTACTTGCAAGAATAGTATCATCAGACACAAAGACTTCATCAAATCCAGAATGATCTAAAAGTTTTGACTTGACTTCCAGTTGTCTCTTCTCTTTAGCGATACGACGAAGAAACGCATAATAGATGACTTGAGTGAAATAAGCAAATGGGTTGGAAGACTTCTCTGGATCAAAGTTATGAATATATTGAATACAGTTCTCGATTCCGTCAGAGATCATGTCTTCACGGAACATGTAGTTGACAAAGTTTGGTTTGTATGATAAGTGCGTGGCAATCTTAAGAAAGCACTCACCAAGGTAATTTGTGATTCGTGGTTTCGTAGTATTTTCTGTTTGGGATTTGAGCACCAAACGCCGATATTCCACAATAGCCTCAAGGAACTCTTTATTATTTACATAGTGTTCGGATTCTCTTCTGCTTCTTACCATTGTGAATGTCATTACATTTTTTAACTCAAATCATGTTCGCATTATAACACATCTTTACGAGCTTGACAATATACTAAAACATGAGTAGGATAACTCTGTCGGGGTTCAAGGGAACAATTTAGCTATCTTTAAAAAGCTTCTCTAAGTTCTTCTTGAACTCTTCCACGTTTGAGACGTATCCCATATCCTTTGTAATCTTAGATCTACAAGATTCTTTTTTATTGAATCTTGATGATTCTTTTACAAACTTTTTATAAATCCTGAGTATATCAGAATTCATAATCTCAGTCATTGTAAGAACTTTTTCCATATCTACAATGAACATTGTATCATCTGAAATTTTGATCCAAGGTTCAAACTGCATTCCCTTGATTCCAAAACGAGAGAGATTAATACCTTTAACTAAAACAGGAGATTCAAGAATTAGAACAACACGATCATGTTCATCACAAGGGCAAACCTTAGCCATGATTTCTTCACCAGAAATTAATTTTAAGGTTGCATAAAATTCTTCTTCCATCTATTTTCTTAAATTAACGTTAATGATGGTATAGTTAAAATACTCTTCGTTATAAATTTTTATTCTTTCTGTGAGATGATTAAGAGTATAATTGCGAGATGAGTTATGAGTAATATCGTCAGCAATGTCATATAGAACTGCCTTAGTTTTTTGATTACCTTTTCTTAAAACTCTTCCAATCGATTGGAGATTTCTGATTCTAGATTTGGATGGTGAAGCAAAGACTACGTTATGGAGATTTTTAATATTGATGCCTGTTGAAAAAGTTCCGTAAGATGCAATGATGATTGCGTTGGATTCTTGTTCCGTGATTTTACGAACTTCTTCTCTGTCTTCAGCGTCAACTCCACCATGAACGAAAAAGATCTTACGATTCTTTTCCTTGTCAGTATTTATAAGTTCGTAAAGTATCTGCCCATGAGTTTCAACTCTGGAATATAAAATCAAAGTATTACCTTTGAGATCTAAAGAAAGATTCTTGATAAAGTTATTTCTTTTATCATGACTGATAAGATATTGAATCTCATCTTCATACTTTTCAAACTTCTGCCCATTATGTTTAAGAAGTAGAATCTTGATATCAAGTTTTGATAAATGCCCTTTATCGATCAGTTCTTTTGTTTTTGTGACATTGTATGATGGGCCAAATAAACCTTCGAGAACCCACTTGTGCGTTTGTGTTCCATCAAGAGTTCCTGTAAATCCAAATCGGTATTTACAATCTAGGAGTTTTGACATAATATCTACCAGTGACTTGGATTTAAACTGGTGAGCTTCATCTCCTATAACGACATCAAATCGATCAAACCACTTTGTTGGTTCTTTAAAAATAGACTGCCAAGTTGTGATAACAACAGGTGCATTAATATCGTATCGTTCTCTTCCTGAATAAATTTTGTGACAATAATGTGATGCATCCCAACCATAATCTTCAAAATCTTTATACATTTGTTCCACCAATGAGGTAGTGGGAACAATGATTAAAGTTGACAAATTTTTTTCTGTATAGTATCTTGTGATTGCGTAAATCATCAAAGATTTGCCTGATGCAGTTGGTGATATTAAGAGTTTACGATTAAAATACAATGCACTGTAGATACCATCCAATTGATAATCTCTTGGTTCGTGGGCAGATATTGACTTCACATAATCTGCAACACCTTCTCTGGAGATCATCTCATTGACTTCAAATGGATCTCCATAAAATTTTGAATGTTTGAACTCATATTTGTAGTTGCTCTTTTCTGCAAACGCAACTAACTTATCGAGTAATCCAACATAGATTTCTTTTTTTTGTAAGTTGAAAAGACGAATCTTTCCATCCCAGAATCTTCTTCGATACTGAGGCATGAACTTTGCTCCAGGAACCTCAAATGTAAAACGATCTGAAAGTTCCTGTAAGATATAAGGTTCTGCTTCGACTTTGAGATATACTTCGTTTTTCTTTTCAATTACAATATCACTCATTAACTATAACCTGCCTGGAATTTACTCCACTCAATTGCGTTTTTGATTTGGAAGGTTCTATTGTTTAGATTTTTAATAATCTCTTCCAAATATTTTAAAATTGTTTCGTAGTATTCATTCTTAAGTTTGAGGTGTCCCAGTTTCTCATCAGCTTCGAGATAACGAGTCATTGATTCCTTATCTCTCACTTTGAACGGAAACGGTTCCTCTGCATAGATTTCTGGCGATGCCTTTCCGTTATAATATTCGTAACGATCTCTTTTTAAACTATTAATATCTTGAATACACTTCTTATTTAGAAGCACTGTATTGTTGTAGATTTTATAATATTTTGCATGAAGTTGTGGGATCTTCAAAGATTCAAGATGTAGGTTGTCGGGATCCATGTTTGAATCTTCTTCCCACATCTTTTGAATTTCATCAAGGTTCATAATTTGTTGCCAAGTCTGTCAGTGATATTGAAAATAGTATACTTGAAAGTTGCGCTTGCTGTAAAGTAGTTATAGTCTCTATCTCTGCAGTCAAACTGAAGTGTCGATAAACTATATGGAAATAATCCCTTGAATCTAACTTCAAACTGAGTTCTATAGTTACTATTTAAAACAATCAGTTTTCCATCGGATAGTTCTGGAAAAGCTCCATTGAATCTTTCGGTTCTATGTTCATTTTGAAAGTCCTCAAATTCACTTATCTTTTCTGGAAACCCTAATCCTCTGAGCCAGTTATGAATTTCTATATAATTTTCCAAATCTTCATCAACTAAAAATGTAATATTTAAATCTCCATAAGTTAAAACATCTCCAGGCACATCCAACATTTTCATATAGTTGGGTTGATTTGCAACTCCCAAATTAATATCTGGGATGTTTGCAGTGTTGCACATAAAGTCAACCTTGGGAGCATGTTCCAACACAAACTTAAAACCAATGGGTGATAAGTAATTTCTATTGTCAGGTTGAATATTTTTGGACATGATTTGGAGTTTTACTAATATTTAGATATAAAAAAAGAGTCCCTTTCGGGACTCTGAGGAAGTTTGTGAAAAAGACTTACATGAGGTTCTTGACTTGTACTCTTCTGTAGTAACGGTTCGAGTTAGTCTTAAGTCTACCGAGTCCTTGTGCATCGGCAGCTGAACCTTCAGCGAATGGGTTGGCAACCATACCATATCTGGTTTTGAAGCCAATCTTTGGCTGGAAGGTGTCTTGTCCAACGGCACGAACCATTTGGAGAGGAACATATGGGCAGTAGAAGAGTCCTGCGTCATAAGGATTAGTACCCTTATAACCGATGACATAATACTGTCCACCAGCAGCATTAGGGTTAACACCACCCGAATATGGATCGATGTAAACCTTGTACTTACCGTTGATAACACCAGCGAAGGTGTTACCAGTGTCATCAACCTGAAGGTTTGCATTAAGTGCAGGAGTGTAATCAAGAACACCTGCCATGGTTAGAGCTGAAGCAACGTCTGATGAACAAACGATGGTGTTGCCCTTTCCACGACGAGTTCTGATTGCAATTGCGTTAGCATCTCTCTCAAGTTGGAAAAGAAGTCCCTTGAACTTCTCAACGCTCCAACGTCCGTTTGAATCAACGTCTAAGTCGAAGATACCAGCAGTTGCGGTATTGTTCTGAGCACCAGCTTCAGCAATGTTGTAGATGGTACGAACAACTTCTCTGTTGATTTCAGCAAGAATCTCGGTTGAGAGAATGTTTGCTAACTCAGCTTCTGCATCAAGTCCATGAATAGCCTTGAGATCTTGTGCGAGTTCTAATGAATACTCGGCTTTGAGTGCTCTTGACTTTGCAGCAACGGTGACTTTCTCGATTGAGAATGCCATCTCTGCGAAAGCATTACCAGATGCATCGCCAAGTGCTTCAGCAGATCCAGTTGCCATTGCCTGTCCTACATTGTAGGTTCCAGGTGAAGCATCGTTGAGAACACCAGGATTCGAACCTGATTGAGCAGCAGTGGTTGCAATACCAACCGAAGCCTGTGCAGTATAATCACTTGCAGAAAGTGAACCAGCAGCATTCTGTCCAGAGAATCTGGAATCTGGTTCGTTGAAGAATGCTTCAGTTCCGCTGTTGTTGGTGTAACGAGTTCTCATTGCGAAGATGAGTCCCGTTGGGCCGTTCATTGGTTGAACACCGCAAATATCATATGCGATGAGTTGAGGCATTGAACGTCTGATCAATGAGATCAGAACTGGATCGAAACCGGCTACAGGGCCTGCAGCAGCTGCGGTTCCGTAGGTTCCACCACCGAAACCACCAGTTCCAGCCGACATGGTTGGGCCAGCCTCTGAGATGAAACCACGCTCTTCACGGAGGAAGCGCTCTTGGTTCTCTAAAAGTTGAGCGGTAACAGCTCTTCTGTGAGGATCTTTGATGTGATCTAATCCCTCACAATTGAGAAGTGGAGCCCACTTCTCTTGTAAGTTTTCGTTAAACATTTAAAGTTCTCCTTGTCTTGTTTTAGTGTTGTAACTTAGTTTGTTCTAATAATTTAAAAATCACTTAGAGTGTTTTTGAACTGCTCTAACGTAAGCCTCCATTGATTCCGAAATGGTTTCAACAGAAGTTCCAAGCATTTCTTCATCTCTTGTATGAGAGACAGGATTTCTTGGGAAATATGACTCTCTGAGAGTCTCCAGTTTCTCACGATAGTCTTCCTCACTTACAAACTCAACACTTTCAGCAAGACTAGAGAGCTTACTCTTTTGAGTTTCTGCGAGTCCTCTAGCAACTCCATAGAAGATGCTGTCTGACACAGACTCACTTAGTCTCTGATTAAGGTGAACATTTCTTTCGATTTGTTCGTTGAGTTTTGACTCCATTTCATCAAGTTTTTCTACCATTTGCTCAAGAACATCATATTTTTCTTCAGGCATTTCTACATAATTTTCTTCAAAAAGGCCCTTGAGCCCAGTCATGAAGTTCTCAGCAAGCTGAGACTTCAATCCGTTCTCAACTTGTAGAGCATTCTCTACAAGCCATTCATCTGCAACATACTCAAGATAAGAATCAACTCTTTCGGTTAATTCTTCTTGAATTGCAATAACATTCTCTACTAACGCTGTCTCATACTTAGCAGCGATAATGTCAGCAGCTTCTTGAACCTTAGTTCTTACTGCTGCTTCAAGTACGATTCTTGCTTTTTCTTTGAATTCTTCGGAGAGATCTTCGTCACCAAATAAAGCTTGAACGTCTTCTTCTACATCAACTTCAATTTCGTCAGGAAGTTCTTCTTCCTCTTCGTCTTCGTCTTCGTCTTCGTCTTCTAAAGACTCTTCCATTTCCTTCTTGCCTTTCTTACCACCCTCTTCCTCTTCGTCTTCCTCTTCGTAGGAACCTTCTAGGAGTTCTTCATCTTCATCATATTCAAAATCTTCAGCTCTTGCTGCCTTTGCGTTAACAACATCTCTGACGGTTTTGATATTACCAGTCGCTAACTTAGCAGAATCATCAGTTGATCTGTAGTTATCAGGAGTAGGTCCACCTAAATCGGTGATCGACTGGCCAGGGGTAGAACCAACAAAAGGATTGGAAACCATTCCGTCTCCAGCTTGTGCGTTGGCGTTGACAGCTGTTCTTGATTGTTTAGCTGCTTTAGTGGAAGCATACATTGGTGCTCCCTCTTCTTGCAAGTTACTCATCGTTTTTCTAGACATTGATCTCTCCGAATAAAATAGGTATTTCCTTTATTCTAATATTTATTTATAATTTTAAATATTTTCCAGATATTTATTGAACAACTTCAATAATCTCTCTTCACGCACTCTTTTATCAAGAGTAGGAGTGAGTGAATTTAGACTATTTAGTGTCTTTTCGGCTAAAATGCCGTTGTTCCAAACCCACTCTTTACCTTCCATAATTCCCTGAACAAAAGCGTCAGGAGCAGAAGGATCTGCAACAATATCTGCTGCAGTTGATAACATAAAATCATCGGAGACAACTTTGACTCCACCTTGTTCAACTAATGAACCCACACCTCTAGAGGAAACGCCAAGTTTGACACCTTCATCCAAAAGATTCTTTGCAATCTTACCCATTGGAGTCTCAAGGATTTGAGCTTTTCCAATGAAGTTCTTACCCTCTGGGAGTAGTGAAACAATCTTATGAGAAACTCGATCAAGATTAACTGAAGGGCCATCTGGATGCCCAAGTTCTCCAAGAGCTCTTCCACACTTTACATACTGTTCATTGTATCTTTTAACTTCACGATCCAAAGTTTCATAACGATACATTCTACCGTTACGATTTTTTAAATCAGCTTGAAGAAAGATACCTTCAATATAAAGTCGTTTTTTGCCACCAACTTCTTCGGTAAGAATCTTGATGTCTTCGATCTGTTCTGTGATGAGTTTCATGGTTTTTAATTCGTAAGTCCTACTTTTGATGCAACGATTACTGGAGTTGTCCAAAGAACATCAGTAGAAAGTTTTTCTAAAAACTCAACCGTATTTGCTGGCATACTAAAATAAACTGTTGATGCAGCACCAACAATCGTGGAAATTCCTACCGTTGCAACACCACTAGTATTGTTATGAAGTCTCACGCAAGTAGCACTGCCAATACTACTGGCTGTGCCAGCAGTTGTTGGAGTTGCAGCTTCAGTTGCAATAATCTTCGTTCTTTGCATTACTCAGCATCCTCGATTTCTAGTGGTGAAGTTCCAAACATACTCGCAGCCACATAAGGAGTAAGTTCGTCAATCTTTTCTACAGATTTGGCAAAAAGCATTCCTTTAATCGCATCAGAAATATCGGATGGTGAAGCATCCGACATAATCATACTTACAAAATCATCTTCCATATGTTTATTGATATAATCTAATATTTATTTATATTTTGCCCCCTTTAGGCATCTTAACTTGCGGAGCTTCCTCACCTGGAGGTGGTTCAGTTCCTGGATTTGGAACTTCTGGTTCTTTTGGAACTTGCCCTATATCTTGAACTGTTCCCAATCCTTGATCTCCACCGTCCATTGGCATTCCTGTCATTGGATCCATTGGTGGTGGAATAATTCCAAGTTGTTTTTCAAGATCAATTTGCATATCAATTTCGATAAGTTCTTCATCAGTTTGACGGAGAACCTTCCTTCTTACATAATCAACAGAATAATATTTACCAATATAAGGTTCAACTTGTGCTAATAGAGTAATTCTTCCATTCATCAACTCAGTTTCTTTGAGTTCCGCAAAATGATTGTCATATAAGAAATCATATTGAATATGATCACTCATATACTCCCAATCTTCTGGAGTTACAACATTCTTGAGAATGAGTTGAGTCTTTAACATATCATGAAAAATTTGACTAAATCTTTTCCTTAATCTTCCAACAAACTTGGAGAACATCAATTCATCACGAAGAATTTCTGATGATCTACCTAAATTGAATCCATCCCCAGCACCAATTCTGGATTCTGGAACGTTCAATGAACGATAAAGTTTCTTTTGGAAATACTCAACGTCAGTGAGTTCTCCAAGATTTTGCCCGCCAGGAAGAGTTGTGATTTCAGTTCCTCTACCACCTTCTCTTCTGGGAAGCCAGAAATCTTCCATCATTGAAAGATGTTTTTTATCATCTTTGATTTCACCAGTCGAAGCATCGTAAACAAGTTTGTTACGATAACGACTCATAACCTCACGAAGGTATTGTTCTGCTTTTACCTTAGGAAGATTACCAACATCGATGTAAAAAATTCTTCTTTCTGGTGCTCTTGAAAGTCTGTAGATGACAAGACTATCTTCAATCATTCTGAGTTGATTGAGAGCCTTAATTGCTTTATGAAGATAGGATAAAGTAGCTTGTTTGTTTCTATCAACTAATCCAGAGGTAATGTATGTGATTGCATCTTTTGCAATTTTAATTCCTTTTCCATATGCACTTCCAACTTGCATACCGCCAGAAGCTTGAGGATTGTAAACAAAATACTCGTCAATATTTGGAGACTCAAACATTGTGAGTTCTTTTGCTGGATCTTGATTTACATAGGTTAGATTGCCAGCATCATTGATTGCTCTCTTTTTAAGTTCACGAACAAACTTAATTTTTAATGCATCAATATATCTAACTTCTTTAATTCCTTCTTCTGGATGCTTTAAATCAATGACTTTATGGTAGAAAATTCTTCCGTCAACATACCAATTTCTAAAGATCTCATGGGCTTTTTTATCAAAATCCATAATTTCTTTGATGTATTTAAACTCCTGTCTAATAATATTTTTGATGTTATTATCAACATCTAGATTGGAGAGTTCAATTTCAACTGGAGAATCATTAAGATCTGCAACAATTGCTTCGTTTACAACATGTTCAATTGCAGTATCACACTCTGGGTGCAAAGACATCTCACGATATCTTTTTAACAAATCATATTCGGTTCTATAAACACCTTCAATATCTACATATTGCCCATAAAAGCTACTTGCAACATAAAAATCAGAACCGTCCTCATTGTTTTTGGGGACGGGACTGATCGTAGTTGGAGATTTTACTTCACCGCTTTGAATGTTGAAACCGAACAACTTAGACATTATAATTAACTATTAAATCTACTGATCTATTTATTTAACGTCTGAACCACCGCCAGCCTTGAGAGCCTCCCACCATTGAATTTCAAAAGTAACATCATATTGTTCAATGGTGTCAGGAGAATCATAACTGAGTGAAATGCTTCCTACGCTAGATGGGAAACAACCATACATCTTGTATGATCTTAAGATAGGAACATTGCCTGATGATCCAGAAGCTTTATATGGAGCTCTTCCAAGTTGATGAACAAGTAAATCTTTTTGATAGTCAGCAGGATTTACATAACCAGAAGTATTTTCATGTCTGTTAATTCCATTCATCCACTTTTCAAACATTCTTCTGATTGCAAAATCAGTGTCATTGATAACAGTAATTGTCCAAGATTCAAATGTTCTATCTCCAGCAACATTTAAAACTCTTCCTCTAAAAGGAATGGGGACTGTTCCAATTGTTGAACCTGGAAGAGCTGCAGTTTTAACTAACATTCTCAATTTATCGGTAAAATCTGTTACTCCGTCAGGCTTAGCAAAATTTGGTACAGGAATTACACACTCAAATAGATTGGCTCTTGCGCCGCCACCAGTTAGTTTGGACTTGAACTTATCTAAAGTTCTTGAATTAACAGCAATTTGTTGGATGTTGTTAGCCATTTTTTTTAATCTCCTTTAAATTAGAATCTGCCAACTACTTCTTCAAACGAGATTCCCGTTCTCGTAGCAACAAAAGTAAGTCCAATGAAGTTAATTGAACGAGCAGGTTTTACATAAACTTCAGCAACAAACTCATTTCTGTCGATGACTTCTGGAGTATTATTGGTTTCATCACAAACAAGAAGGAATTCGGTGATTCCTCTCTTAGCTTCAACATCTCTTAAGTATGGTTCAACCTGAGCGACAAAACTTGTCCTAGTAAATTCATCATTAAATTCAAACAGGAATGTTTTTGCAATCTCAGAAATGGTTGATTCCAATTCTAAGAATAGTCTTCTGACGTTAATTCTATCAAATGCTGAAACATAAGACAGTGCAGTTTTATCTCCAAAAAGAATTGTTCCGCCACCAGGAGTTGAAATTATTGGATTAATTCTGTTGGTGTAAAGACTATCTCTTTGAGTTTTGTTTGGATTGTAAGCAAGTTTAATTACATTATTTAATGTACCTCTAACTTCTCCAGCTGGAGAATACCAGGAATGATCTTCTATTGAAGTTCTAACCATCAATCCAGCAATGTCAGAATTGCATCCAACATATCTAAATTTTCTAGTAAATCTATCATAGATGTACTTATATCCAGAATCAAAAACTGCATAAGAACTTGAATCAATTGAATTGAAGAAATTGACAATATTTGTTGTTTGTGTGTTTGAGTTTGTAACATTTACAACATCACCCTTAAATGGCGAAATGCAAGTAATACAATCTTTTCTTGACTCTGAAATTGCAATCAATTTATTTGCTTTTGCTTGAGTCTGTTCTTTTGTCGTAAGAGATGGGCCCATCAATAAGAAATCAACATCAACTTCATCAACATTATTGAACAATTCGTAAGAAGTTGAAAGATCTTCTAAAGTGGCAGCATAACCGTTTGCATTTGTATAATTTACTCCACCAGTCAGATTGAAAATCTGATTTCCAATTACATTGAAGTAAATTGGAGTACTGGTAATATCCTGCCCCCAAAGTCCATCTGCTGTCGAAATGCCGGAAGCATTAAATGAAACTTTTCCATTTTGAGGATATCCAGCAAAAACATAATTTGAATTTTCTGCAATGAAATTCTTATAATATCTTGATTGTGAAGATACTACTGAATTTTTAGCTTTAGAAAGGTTGGTAAACTTTTCTACAATATTTCCAACTTCGCCAGTTACTGCACCAGTATCATCAATTATAACAACATGCATTGCATCATTGTATGATTTTCTGGCTCTTGCAAATCCACTAGTTCTTGGTTTTTGAGCTAAAGATCTCCAAAAAATTACTCCACTCGAAAGTGTTAAAGTTTGATTGTCGTACCAATCACTTAATGTAATTGATGAATTTACATCTGTTCCGATTCCAACTCCTTCGATAAAAAGTTCATTTTGAGAATCTAAATCCCCAGATTTTAATTCATAAATTGTGTTTTCTTTGTATTCAATATTTGTTGTAATTCCAGATAGAGTAGTACTACTCCATTTAACATAAATTTCACTATTTCCGACTCCAGTAATAATACCGTTTAAAACGGTATCCGTATCTAAAACTGAAGTGACTCCTACTCCAATGACAATTCTATTGAAAGTCATTGGAATTGTAACTGCATAACCAACAGCAGTGAAATCAGTTGCTAATCCAGAAATTGTTTGATCAGCAAAATCATCAATTACACAAACTTTAAGGTTATTTGCCCAAGCTCCTGGATTCTTTGAAGCCCATTCCCAAGATAAATCATCAAAATGATTTTCCAAATAATCAGTATCATTAGCAATGTTAAGTGTAATTGATCCAGTGGTTCCTACACCAACATTAGAGTTATTTAATTGGGCATCATTAGTTCTTACTACTTTAGCGATTCCGCCATATGATAAGAAATTTTCAATAGCAAAATGATACTCTACTTGATCTCCAGAAGAAACTGGCCTTCCGAAAGTTTCAATTAAATCTTTTTCTGTTCTAATAGTAATTATTTCATCCACCGGCCCTTTTGGAAAAGGTGCTGCGATACCAGCAGAGAATTCATTATCCGTTAAGTTGGAACCTCTTGTAAGATCAACCTCTCTTACATCAATTCCTGGAGACACCAAACCTATACCTAGTGCCATGTTTATCTACCCCTGAGTAAATCATTGATCTGTTAATATTTATGATTTGCATTTTTTTCATAGGGGAAACAGTGCATGAACAAAATTACCAGTCAGGATATTCCCATCCAACACTTTTTTGTGAATTTTTTCTTGACTCAATAATTCTTTTAATTGTACAAGATTTGCATTCATAAGAATATGATGATGGGTGAATTCCCTTATTTTTCCTAGTAGTATAAAAATCCGTCAATAAATCTTTTTCCAGATTACAAACCCTACAAATTCTAGTTGAAAAGAATAAATGTTCCAATGAAAAATTCTTTTCTATGTTCATTACTTATACTCCCACATGTAAGCTCGATCACCATACTCATCTAGCTTCCATACATCACCAGAGTTGTCTACAAAGGTATTTTCATGATCATCTAAACCATCTAAAATAAATCCAAAGGGAGCCATGTCTTGTTCAATCTGGTTCTTTTGTTCCTCATAGATGCGTTTACGAACATCATTCTCAGTCATCTCCTTAAAGTAAGGTTGAACAACTAACCAAGAGAAGATCACAAGACACATTGATAAGTCATCATTTGCACCTTCTTCAGCTTCAAATGATTGATTCTTTTGAATAAAAGTTGTCAGTTCCGAAATGATATCATAATCATTGAACATTAACTTGTCATCTTCTACCAAAGTCTTGAGGTTTGAACATCCAATCTTTTTGACTGTCTTTGACATCTTCAATCCAAGTTGAGACTTATTGCCAGAGAATCCTTGCCCAACGATCTGCCCAGCTCTACCTCGCATGGCGCACATTAAGATGTGATCATACTCAAGATCAAAATGTAGGATATTTGCAACTTGTTCCCCAATGTCGTTGATTTCAACCAACACATAAGCTTTATTATATGCCTTTGCAACATCTTCAATGATGTTTGGGAACAACATTGGTTTGATTTGATTGTTTCGATATTTACCAACTACTCTCCAAGGAAAACTTGTAATATCAAAAATGACGAAAGCTGAGTAGTCACTTTCAACTCCTCTTGCAACGTCAACTGTCATAATATAGTTATGATCTTCGATTGGTTCTTGATAGATATCCAATCCTTTATTTGATTGAATTGGATCATCAAAAACCATTGACTTGAGTTTTGATGCAGAAATCAAAGTATCAGAAGATCCAAGGAAGTCACACTCAAATTCCTGTTGGAACTGTTGAGGTGAAGTGTTTGCAATCGTTTGTTCCTTCCATTTTGCGTCTCTACCAGGAACTTCACTCCAATGAACCTCTGTTGGAATATATTCGTTTCTACTCCTCTCGGCGTCATGCCAGAGGCGGTAGAAGTGATTCATACCTTTAGGGGTAGATACAATAATAACCTTTGTTGTTTTACCAGATGAAATGGTAGGATAAACTGAACTGAAGAAATCGTCAGCGATATGATTTGGAATGAACGCAAATTCGTCAAGGAAGATGATATTGAATGACATACCACGAACAGCAGATGCTGATGTAGATGCTGCAATAATCTTTGATCCATTCTCAAGTTCTAAAGATGCCTTGTTCCAAACCATGACACCTTGTTGCATCCACTTAGGTAGATTCTCATAAGCCAATTGAAGTCTTCCCAAAAGATCTTTTGCAGTTGAAGCTTTGTTTGCAAGAATACCTACATTCACGTTAGCATTAAAAACAACATAATGCAATAGATAAGATACACAAGTCGTTGACTTACCTGACTGACGAGGCATCTTACAGATATTGAATCTGTTATTATGGAAATTATTAATTAATTTTTGTTGAAATGGATAAAGGTTAAAAGGAACTAAACCTTCATCCAGAGAAACAATCTTGATATAATTTTTAGCAAAGTATACTGGATCATCCTTACACTTTAAAAATTCTTTAATTTGTTCCTCAGTAAATTCAATCGGAACATTTGCTTTCTTAAGCTGAGGGTTGCCCAAATAATGTTGATCATTACTCATACATTCTCTTTAAATAATTATCCATTTGATTCATATTATTTAATCTTGTTTGCCAACCATTTCCATCTGTGGTTCCTTTGGCTGGGTTGATGCAAGTATCATCTTCAAATTTGTCACATACTAAACTTGCAAGTTCTGTTTCATTACCCTGTTTATGTGTTCCTACCCAGTAATGCTGATCCCCGATCCAAGTAGCACCACATTTAGGGCAAACTTTTGTGTTCATAAGACTTACCATAAGACGATAATCTATTATATAGACAAATCACCTTTTGTAATGTATTGAAATGAACATTTTTATGTCAAATCATAAAATGTTTTTATCCTTGATACACTACAGAAGTTGCGTAAATATCATTTCCACTATCGACAGATATAATATTAGTTCTTTCTTTTTTGATTAATAAAAATGATTCGGACGGCAGATAAACTGTTCCAACAGTGACTCCAGCACCAGTTTTTTCAATTATATAGTGATTTCCAGATCCAGTATGTTGAATTAAAACATACTGTGCTCCAAGTCCATTAATATCTGAAACTGTCGTTCCTATTCCTGATAATTGTTGAGAGTTTCCTAAAATTTTAATAGGTCCGTACATTAGTTACAATTCCAACGACGAAGTGCTTTGTTGATTCTTGAATCTGGGTCTCTTGCAGTTTTTGCTGATGTATTTTTTGCTTTGTGTCCTTTCATACGTGAACAGAATGATTTACGTCTTGATGCTCTTTTACCAGTTGGATTTTTTTCAGTCACTGCGGTTTGAAGTTTTGAACCTGGATTCTCACGGCGATAAGCATCCACTGTTGATTGACTTAATCCATCAACTCCATCTTTACGATTTTTTTCTTGCCAATCTTCACCGATCACTCCGATATTGAGTAAATAATTCTTTCTTCTTTTTTCTTTATCTGGATCTAAAATAATTGCAAGAGCTTGTTCTGCAAAATTTTCTTTTACTGGTTTTGCATGAGGTGCTGATTGCCCTCTACGATTTGTATTAGTTCTATCAGAACCTCTCCAACCTTGAACTTGCGATGCAGTTGCCTCACCTTTTCTTGGCCCTCTGCGTTTTAAAACTGTAATTTTTGGGCCCTTTGGTTCTTCTGGTTTTGACTTAGGCTTAGTTCTTTCTGAAGCAGGCCTTAAAGTTTTACCACCACCTCTATCTTCTTTGTATCTTCCAAGAACTGCTTCATCAATTTCAACCTCTTCAGCAGCTAGAAGAGTTGGTTTGGTTGGATCAATTCTTGAAGGCATATAAGCATTTAACAATGCACCTGGATATACCTTATGAATTGCATCCTCTACTTCTTTTCTGGATGGAATTGTAGGAGTCGAGAAGAAGATTTGAAGTCTGTAAGTTGATCCGTGCCAAGTTAAAATGATGGTATAAGTTCTTCCATACTGTTGAATCTTATCAATGTTTTCTCCTAAAGGATTTTTAGGCCCTTCTAATCCTGTTTTATCTACGGAGAATCTTGAAGGTTTTGGTTTTGGTTTTGTTGCACTTGATGGAATAGTGTCTCCCACCTTATAAGATTTTCCTTTAACTCCTCCAGAATATGCTCCAGTTTGACTTGCACTGGACATCACATAATTTTGTTCTTTTACACAAGATCCTGGAGCAAACTTTTTAGTTCCTTTTTTTCTCTTATAACCATCCCAACACGCTTCAGAAACTTTTTCATCACTTTGCATATAATCTGCTGCAGTATCAATGAAATCTGCTGCTCTTGTAATCTTAGATTGAACCCATGCAGGAATCTGTTGATTTGGTTTTTTTATAAGTTTTCTCAGAATATTGATTGATCTTTCAATCTGATCAAACTCAACATTTGACATGTATCCTTCTTCATCCTTCTTTTTACCAGAAGCAACCTCTTTATGATCTTCTGGGAAAAACTCTTCAGACTTATTGCCCCAGTTCTTAGCACCTTTTTGACGACACTTAACAAGTGCTCCAGAGGCATAAGCACTGGGCCAAACACTATATCTGGCTTTTACTTTATGATAGCAAGCATCTTTCTTACCACTACCCCTACCTTTCTTGTCTTCTTCTGACATGAATTCTTCTTTTTTCATTTTTTTAGTTGGAGAATCTGTTGAAACATAAGTTGGTTTTGCAGCTCCTGACTTTGATTGTTGCCCAGGATCTGCTTCTTTTTTTCTTCTCGATGCAGAAAGTCTTTCTGCCTTTGTCATGCTTGATCTTTTTGAAGAAGATACACACTTTGGTGTTCCCTCCCCTGGTTCATCACTTGCACAGGTTCCACCAGTTACTACGTTTACCCAACCAGGCTTTCCATCCTTAGATCTCGATCCCTTGAACCACTGATGAAGATTACCCTCAGAAACCTTTTCTTCAGGTGACTTATAAGGTTTGACTGAGCCCTTTGGATCCCTTTCTTCCTTCATAGAACAATCACTCATTCCATGCTTAGGGCACATTTTACCCTTAGCAGTTTTATTGCATTTAGCTGGCGTACACCCACAATGCTCTAACATTTAAATTAAAAAAACCTGTAATGTTATTTATGATTTCTTGTCAGTTGTGTTGCTCTGCTTGATCATCTTAAGAAGATCAGCGGTAGAACCAACATACAATGCGTTTGTAACATTGTTGGGCCCTTGATACTTGTTATCAAGATCTTTCATATTCTTATGGAGATTCATCAACTTGTCTGTTACATCTCCAAGGTTTTTAATCAACTGCCCTGCAACTTCATAAGCCCTTGGATGTTGAGAACTATCTGCAACTTCAAGAATCCCATCAACAGCCATTTGCCCTTTTTCGATTAGAGAGTAAAGTTGCCCCCTTGTGTATTCGTAGTCGGACTGTTGTTGATTTGTTGGTTTTGTGAGTTCTGATTTGTCAACTTTTGACTCTACAATTGAAGTCTCCACATTCAACGCTTCTCCAATTTTATCAAATGATTTTGACATAGATTACTCTCCAACATCTATACCCTGAGATGGACTATAATTTCTATAGTCCTCAAAGATTGAAGTGGTTTCATTAAATCCAAAATCATCACCATATTCAATTAGAGGATCGTCAGCAGTATTAACTACTCCATCATCATTATAATCTTCAAGTGCTTTTGGAGTAACTGTATACCTCATTTCTCTAGTTCTTTGTGGATTCATTGAATAATCAACTTGAACTTTTTTGATAAGTCCTTCTGTAGATTCTGCAACTGGGCCAAATAAGAAAGTTTTTGATGTAAAGGTTAAAGTATGAATCAGAACTCTTCTTTCATCGTATCCGCCAACATAGTTGTCTTGGAAATTAATAGAATCCAATACAATTGGAATATCTTTTTTTTCTCCAATAGAGTCAACCAAATCTATAGTAATATTGATGGATGGTTGAAAATATGGTAAAATTTGTTCTAAAATTTGAAGACAATCTTCATTTAATTTTGACATAATATTGAGTTCAAAAATTATATTGTATGGAACCGGCATGTAAACTTTGAGTGGAGTTCCATCCGTTTTAGATGTTTTAAAAGTCTGAACAATTCCAGTTTTTCTTCCTGGATCATACTGTATCCCTCTCATTTCAAAAGAAAGTCTTGGTAGAGTCAAAGTTTGTTTTGAAGCTAAATCTGGTTGTTGTTCAATTCTAGCTAAGAACTTTTGAATAGGCCCATATGCAATGGGAACTTTCATAATGCTTGCAGCATCTTTATTCGAATCTCTATGAACTATTTTGATATTATTGAATAGTGTTCCAAATCCAATAACATTCTTCCTAAGAATTTCGTGATAATAGTAAGTTCCTAACATTAGAATCTATCTCCCATGTTTCCATATTCTCCAAATGGATTTGATTGTTGGAAATCAATAATCAAATCTCCTGCATCTTCAAGTTCTTCATTTTGACTGAATATATCTATAAACTCATCATCTAAGTCGTGTGAAGTATTAATTGCAGAAATAACATAAGATCCTGTAAATCCAATTCCAGGATACTTCAATGTGCTTGCAGATCCAACAATAACTTCTCCGATTTGGAAGTTGCCTGTGACATTTGATACATGAAGAATCTTTGTATCGAAATCCCAATTCTTGACAAGAGCTGTAACAGAACTTGCAGCTCCAGTAACTGTTTCTAGTGGAGTAAAGTTTCCAGTTCCAATTCCTGCAGGATTTCCAATTATAATTGTTGGGGCAACGGTGTAACCAAAACCTGCATTTGTCAATATAATAGATGTTACAACTCCTGCAGTAATGTATGCATTTGCAGTCGCACTGACTCCCGTTCCAACATTTCCAACAAAAGTGACGGTTGGGTTAGTTACATATTTCGAACCGCCAGAAGTGACAGTAATAATTCCAACAGAATTTTGTGTGCTGATTCCAGCAGTTACTGCAATTCCTGTTCCACCACCCCCAATAAATCTTATGGTTGGTGGTTCACTATATCCATATCCAGGATTTGTAATCAAAACATCGCTTAGATAAAGTTTTCCCGTTTGATCATTTCTGGACATGACTGCAGTTGCACTTGCATTTCCGCCAGACGGAGATGTAGTGATTGCTACAATTGGAGTGTTGGTATAGTTTGTTCCACTATTGTTAATGTAGATATCTGTAAGTGATCCAGTTCGTAGGGAAGTAACTGCAGTTGCAGTGGATCCAATACCAACTAAAGTGAGTTTGACTGAATATCCACGACTTAAGAAGTTATCATCAACTTCTTCCACTCCAGTGTTAATGACTTCATCTTCATATTCAAAGACTTCACATCTCAACTCATAAACATAAACTTTATTGAGTTGATAAAACTCAACTTCATGTTCCACAAATTTAATTTCATAGATTGTATCTGTAAGTGGAAAATAAAGTAAATCTCCTTCACAAGGCCTAGTGCCTAGAGGAATATCTGGATCACCAATAAGAAATGGAGATATGAAATCTTCATACCTTTCTTTTGATATAATTAAACTGAGTTCATCTTTTGATTGAACTCCAAACTTAGTTAGTATATCTCCAGCTCCACCAAAACCTTGATAATTTGAAACATAGGCTTCAAGTGCAAAATTATCATCAAATCTTGCAAGGATATTTTCTCGAATGATATCTTTATTTGAGATATATTGTCTTGGCATGTAGATGATCTCAACACCATACATTCTCAGTTGTTCATTGATCAACTGTTGAACTAAGTTCTGTTCTGACTTGCTTCCTTGAAGGAAAAAGGGATTGAGTGCCATAAATTAACCAATCATATCCAATGGTAGAGTTTCAAATTCGGTGCTCATTCTTTGTCTGATTTCTTCAAGTTCACGAACAGCATCATCATAAATTTGTCTTCCATTTAACTCAACACCACCTGGAAGTTTGACTCCTTGAAACTTAATTAAGTTTTGCCCCCATTGTTTTTTGATAAGTGCAGTTAGATATAACTTAATAAAGTAATCATTATATATTTTTGGAAAATCATTTGGATCTAAAATGCGATAACATTCTATGATTATATACTCATCAACTCTGGCATTCGTCCAATTCATATCAATATATAATCTTCCCTGTCTTTTATTGAAACGAATGGCTTTATCTGGGCTTAAAATCCAGTTGATTGTTTCAAGATAACTTTTTGTCATTGAATATTGTAAGAGTTCAATGGAAGTAAAGTTATAAACGTCATTTAAGAAAATTTGATATGCAACGTTAAACATACCAACCGATAAACTACTTGTATCTAATTTAAAGATACCATTGACTCCAATGACACTATCTGGGATTTGAAGAAAACTTCCATCCTCTTCAAATTGGAATGTGGTTGATAATCCAACAGTGGATGTGCCAGTGCTTGTAATAATGCCAACAGGATTATCAATAGATCTTCCCTGAGCTCTATCTACTTCTTCTTGAGTAATTTTGTGCTTTAGATATACTTTTTCAACACCATCAAAATGTCTTTCGTTGAAATACTGCAGAGCGTCATCTACTAGATCATCAATCTGATCATCATCGACATTAATTTCTAAAACTGGAGCGCCTAGTCTCCTTAGACAATAATCAATTAGCCCTTGTCTAGAGGATGGTTTTGCCATTATTGATACTTTTTTCTATATTTATGAAAAATCTTCAGTTTTCTTTCTCGATCTTGATGCCTTGAGTGACTCTACTTCTTGAGTCAAAGAAGATACCTTTTGAGAAAGACTAATAACTCTTGTTTCTAGTGCAATTGATTGTGTAATGGATTCATTCAATCTTTTTTGATAAACTGAAATGAAAGTATTAAAATCGATATCATCCATAATTTTCTCCAAAAAATTAGGGGAGGTTTCCCTCCCCATCAGTTATTTAGAACGTACCGCCATCTACAATTATATTTTGAAGATGTCTACCTGTGACTCCTCCAATAGTTGCATAAGAAACAACAGCTTCACCACTTCCTGCAGTATCTGTAACGTACAATCCCTTAAATTCAACATCAGCATAATATCCAGAGTCAACTGTTAATACTCCAGAAGATTCTCCAACTCTAGATGCAAGAACAATTCTATTTGCTGAGTCATCCCAATAAACTGCACCCAATCTTGCTGCAGTATCATAGTAGTGAAGAAGTAAACCAACGTCTTTGTTGACATCAGATCCTGGTGCAGATCCATCAACTTTTGCTAACTCAATTAAGTTATCTTCAACGGTTAATGTTGTAGTATTAACTTGAGTTGTAGAACCACTTACATAAAGATCTCCATTAATAGTAACAGATTGATTACTTAAAGTAATTGCAGAGTTACCTGTACTGGAACGAATATCATTTCCAGTTACCGTAACATCCCCACCTACAATCAAATCGGTAGAGAATGTCGATACTCCCGTTACATTAATACCACTATTTGCAACTACAAGTCCAGTTGCATCAGAATAAGTTAGACTTGCATCATCTACAAGAGATCCACCAGATCCAGCAAGAACAACTCTTCCTGAGGTTAAATCCTCGATAGTTGCAGATGCAAGAAGTGATTCTCCACCTACATCTAAACCACCATCAAAAGTACCAATTCCAGAGAAATTAGCATGTCTCCATTGTTTTGAAGAATTTCCACCAATATCATAAGTTGCATCCGTAGTTGGAATTAAACTTGAAGCAAATTCTCCAGCAACTACGATATCATCAGTATCACCATCACCAAGATTGATGGTTCCACCTCTAAAAGTTACGACACCAACAAATTCTGAATATCCACCAACATGAAGATTTTGTTTAACTGTTAGGTTTTTGGCGATACCCATACCGCCGTCGAGTTGAACCGAACCAGTATTCTCATCTCCTAGAGTATTATCAGTGGTATCGGTAAATGTGGTAATTCCAGTAAATGTACCGCCTGGAATTGCGTTAGTCCAACTTAAAACTCCATCAGCATTAGTAGTCAATACATGAGTATTGACTGGGGTTGATGGTAAAGTATATGTGGTAATCCCAGTATGAGTATCTGGAGTTTTAAGTCTTATACTATTTGAAACTGCTCCGTCTTTATTTACAAGGGTAAGTTGTAAAGAATTTGTAGCGTTTTCCTTTACCCAATATCTAGAGGATCCAAAAAACTTATTATTTCCGTTGGTTCCGTCTAAACCGACATAAAAGTTAAATTCATCAGTGATAAAGGCTGGTTCCCCAGTGTTCAAACCTACGGCAGAAAAAGCACTTTGCGTGCCTCTTTTAAATCTAATTGTTGGATTAGCCATGCCCTATTCCGATTTTAATTACTTTATCTTTTACTATTTATTATTTTTTAAAAATTACCACCATCAAAATCTATATTTTGTCCTCTATTAAGGTCAGTATCTAAAACATTAATGAAATCATCAGGAATTCCACCAGGAACTGCATCTTGTAAAATTTGATCTGGATCTACAAATTTAAATTTTTGATCTGTAGAGTTATATTGCAAAACATAATTATCTTGCAATCCTGTATCATCTACATCACTCAATCCAAGTAAAGATGAAACTTCAATATTCGCTGATATTTGTGATGAAATTACTTTAGATGTTTGTGAAGGCCCAACTGTAACTTTTAAAATATTTGTGGGTTGAATTTTAATGTTTGTCATTGGGTACTAACTCCTGCAGTTACTAATGCCATTCCTTCTACTATTCTAATTTTGGCATTATCAGAACCAGTTAATAAAACATCATAAACATATCTTCCTGGTTTTAATGAAGATGTCTTTCCTGAAGTGAGTCCAATCGAAACTGAACCAGTAGAACTAACAATACTTACAGTAAAACTAGTTTTTGATGAACTTGCCGGATGTTTAGCTAAAGTAGCTGTGCCAGTATATCCTGCAAGATTCAAAACGGTATTGTTTGAATCTTCTACAAAATAAGTGTTAGTAAAACTAGCACCTTGTTCAATTACAATATTGGATACTCTTGCTGGCATTACCCTAAGGGATCATTTATTATTATTTATAGTTTATCCAAAATCTTAGTCATTAGTGACTTTATTTCGGAAAGTTCTGTGTTAATATTTTCAATTTGATTTTCAACTTCTTCCATTCTATTCAATTCTTCTAGTTTTCTCTGTCGATTATAGAGATAACTCTTATATTCCTCTTTGTTGCTGTTTATAATGGCTTGACTGGACTTGTCTCTGACAAGCCCAGGATGCCCTTCAACTTTTATATAATCTGTCATATTATGCAAGTGCTAACACTCTGAGATCTTTAATCAGTGGAACATTTGCTTGGTTTGTAGTAATCATAACAATTTTAATTTGGAAAGCATCAAAATCTGGAAGATCAACAGCAGTAAAGGTATAATCATCAAAGTCTTTAAGTATTGCAGATTGTGCTGATGCGACTCCAGGATCTGTATCTGGGCGCCCACTGTTATTGAATCCCCTCCAAAGTTGATACTTGCTTGGAGAGTCCGATCTAAACACTTTATAATATACTCTAAAGTTTGATCCCGTAGGCCTAAATCCAGCAAATTGAACTTTCAATGATGTTCCTGGATTTTCCAGTCTTACAACTTTCGACAAGTAAATACAATCATGATCATCTTCCGTATCAGTCTTCACTCTATGCCCATTTAGATATAATTCGTCATCATCATTGTATGGATTATTGATCCTATTTGTAGTTGTAATTGCAAAGGCTCTATCGGTATCAATTACTGGAGAAACATCCCTATCACTACTTCTCATTTCAACCTCAATAGTTAGAGATCTTCTTCCAGGAACATCAGTCAGGAACAGATTTTCATTTGGTATTGAAGTAATTAGTCTTGGATTTGGGAAATAATTAACTTGATTTAAAGTAATCGAATCGAATCCTTGATCTATAAATGAGACTGGGCGTTGAGTTCCAACTGAAGTTCCTGTGAAAGTTCTAGCTCTCGCAGACAATCCAGTTCTAGGTGGATTAAAATATTCAATTAATGGTGTCAAGGCTTCATACTGTATATTCTTACTCGCTTGAACATTTCTTCCTCCAGCAAGTTTTGTATCTCTAATCCTCAGTTCTCCAAGAGGAGCTCCAGCAGTTCTATTAGTCTTATTTGTACCAGCGTTCCTGTTTATCTTTAAGTAATATGAATTTAGAGTAATGTCAGCCTTTTCCCTATCATCTTCACCAACATCGACGTTTGTAAAATCATGTGTAGTGTTTATTCTGAATAGACTGACTCCAGAAACTTCATATTTTCTGACTCTTGTTCCAACTCTATATGAGTTAACAGGAGTATCTAATCCAAATCCATCATTTACACCTCTTTCAGAAATAGTGATGGAATTTTGAGCAACGTTGAAACCAGTGTATTTAATAATTTCAGATCCAATTGTAAGATATCCTGGGTTAGTTGAAGATACTCCAACATTTTCAAAAGAAGTAAAGATTCCAACATTTTCAACATAGATTGGATTGAGTGACTCATCAGCTACTGCTTGAGTCAATAGACTAGATCCACCATCTGAAGCGACTCCTTTAATTTGGACTCTATTATTTCTAGCGTGCATACCATGATTACTTTGATATACCTTAAAGAATAAACCTTGTCTAATTCTTTCGGTTTCTTCATCAGGATCTGATGTCATATTATTAATAGTTCCAAATCCAACAGTAGTTCCATCAGGATTTACTACTCTCATATAATCATTTTTATTGAAGTTGCCTTGAATATCCTCAACAACCATAGCATTTACCGAAGTAATGATGCCAACAGTAAATACTACATTATCACTTACTCCAATATTTACTAAAACTTTATCACCGACATTATAAGAAGTTCCTCCAATAGAAATATTAACGTTGGAAACTGTTCCATCAGAAACAGTAATGTCTCCCCTTAATCCCTTACCAAGTTTAGATAGTGGTAATCCTCTCTGAGAATCTGGTATTGATACAAAGTTTACATTATAATAAGTAGAAACTCCAGAAGCCGGAGTTAATCCAATTCCAGTATTATTATATGTTAGTGAAGTTGTTCCAACTCCTACAGCACCACTTGTAATTACAACTTTTCCTGTTGCATTTGTGGTGTCTTGTCTGATAGTAACTCCAGAGGTTAAAATTCCAGAATTTGCAATTGGAGATTGGAATTCAAATATAGATTGTCTGGATAAGAAGAGAATTGGATTTGTTCTTAAAACTTGAAGCCCATAATTTTCATAATCAAGTTGTGAATTATAGAATTTTGCAGTTCCTGATGTTGAGAATCTGCACTTATAGAATTTAAACTTCAAATCTTCAGTGTTACTTGGAGTCCAAGTTCCACCTAATTTCGATTTAAATAGACTTATTACTAATGGTTGTTTTGAGGCTTTTACTCGGTTAACTCCTGTAGTGGTTAAATCATCTTGATTATTTTGGGAAACAAAGACTTCATAAGAATCATCTGAGGTAATAACAACCAAAGCATACTGAGTTCCTGAACCTTCCAAGTAAACTGGAGACTCAAATCTGAACGTTGTTGCAACAGTTCCATTACTTGATACACTTACTTGACTTGGAATTTTTGTAACTTCTGACAATGGAACTACAGTTTTTGTTGGAATTCCATTTTGAACTGTTCTGATTTGAACAGTTACTGGTGTCAATGCATCATCATCTTCATCATCATCA